TATCTTTCAGCCAGAGAAAAAGAATCAGATAAATTATTCTCTGTAGAAGAAGAAAAAGAAATAATTAAACAATTCATTTCAGGAAAATCATTTGGTGAAATATCCAGAGAAAATAATGAGCATTATTCCAATATTAAAAAAATTACTCAAAGAAATGTTCCCTTCAACTATGGGTCTACAGATATTATCAATTATAAAGATCAACTCCTAACAAAAGAATATATTCTATCTTTAACTCTAGAAGAAAAACAAAAAGTTAAAGAATATCTTTTTCACTATTTTCGAGGGTACGGATTCCCTTACCCAAAACATTCAAATTTTGAGCTGTATGATGACTGGCAAGCCATCAAAAATTTTGATTCATCCTCTGTCATAGATGGAAATAAACTAAAAACTAAAAATTATACAGGTAATAAATTAACAAAACACTTCTTTGAAAATTTCTACCAAGTATCTTTCGATAAAAACAAATCTATGTTAGATGCTTTTAATAACGATGAGCTTCTAAATAAAGTTTTAGAAAATAGACTTGGAATCTCTTATAAAGAAACTTTTAATATGTCAGGCGCTATGCTTAGACAAGGATTAAGAAATTCTAGAGCAGCTACCCCTGCTAGTATGTTTATGGCTACCGTAGCCAAATATATTTATGATACTTATGCAGAGCCAGATGGAATTGTATATGATTACTCTGCTGGATTCGGTCAGCGTTTAGTAGGGGCTATGGCTTCTAAAAATAATTTAAAATATCTTGGAGTTGAGCCTTGGACGGAATCATTTGAAAATTTAAATTTCTTGTATAAATCTATCTTTCAACATCATCGTTGTAATTTGCATAATGTTGGGTCTGAAAGCTTCTACCAAGAAGAATTCAATGAAAAAATTTGCCTTGCTTTTAGTTCTCCGCCATATTTTGATACGGAAATTTATTGTAATGAATCTACTCAATGCAATCTAGGATCGTATCAAGATTATTTGTCCTATTGGGATAAAACCTGTCAAAATATATTTAAAATGTTAAAATCAAATGGATGTTTTATTGTAAATATTTCAGAAAAATATAAATATGATTTAGCTATGATTGCTTCAAAATATTTTAATCACGATCATGATTTGTACTTAAGCTATGGGACAGAAGGAAATTCTAAAAATGAACCTATAATTGTTATGCGCAAAAAATAAAAGAGACGCTGGATTTCTCCAGCGCCCCTTTACAGCTTAATTAACTTGTGTCATGCTAGGTTCGCTAGCAGGCACAATGTTAATTAGGGTTCATCAGCCAGCTGCGACTGATTTGCGACCAGCAGCTACGCCACGGGGGACGAGGATGCCGATGCCGATTTCTTCTGAAACAACCCAGCCGAGGCTGAGGCGCTTGGGTTCATCGGCTGGGAGAACTTCGATGTCTTGACGGACTGGCATGACGCCGACGAACTCTGGGTCTGCGCAAGCGTAAACTGTGCCGACTGGAACAATTTTGCTTACCATGATGTCTGCGCCCCAGATGCGAGCGTAGAGACCGGTTTGTAAAATTTCGCGTTGAGTTACAGGATCGATCTCACCGCCGCCTGCGCCTTGACCGCCACCGGATGCCCATTTGAGGATATCGGTGAAGTCTTTGATGTTCATGAAGTATTTGCTGGTTACTAAGTCCCATTTATCGACTTCTGCTTTGAGTTCGAGAAGGTCGGCTTTGAGGAGACCGGTATCAGCAATGTCTTGGAGGGTGTTTTCGACGCTTGCGGCTGCATCAAGGGCTGCGAAGACGTTGGCATCTTCTTGAGCCATGATTTCTTGACGAGCTTTTTGGACTGCACGGTCGATAACGTTGAAGCGACGGCGACGTACTTCAGCGATACGGACGGTGGGGTTTGAAGCAAGTTCGAAAGTGGGAACGGTTACTGATTCACCGAAGATACGTGATTCGGGAGGTGAACCGTTGCTGGCTACGACAACAGCGGTTACGTCGATATCACGGTGGTAAACAGGGAGAGCACCTTGGGGTACAAGGTAATTGTTAAATCACATTTTGTGATTGATAAGTCATTTCTGCTTATCTCTTCATATTCCTATGAAGTTCAGACTGTATCATCATCCTTTTGGGATGTTTGGCATTCTAGTCGTTGAGGAGCGGTAATTAATAGATTTTGTATTTCATACAATCTATAAAATACTCTTCGGTTAATCTGCTTAACTTTAAAGTATTTTCTTTATTAATGGATAAGTAGCAGTAAATTTTATCATTTCTTTTATATCTACAAATTTTAGATTTGATACCAAACCCTGCTCTAAGCATATTTTGTAGTTTTACATTATCTTCTTCTGTAAAGCCTTCGGTATGTAATCTTATACATATTCGATCTTGACTTTTAACACAGCTGCCATCATCCATTATCCAAAAAGCCAGCGATCTTGGAGTGAGATAATTCAACAATTCATCTTTAATTATTTTTTTACCATTTTCATAAAACAAGTCATAAAATTGTTTTAGTTCTTGATGGGTAACTGTTGTAAAACAGTGCATTGTTGAATTTTTTCTATTATCTTCATAGACTCTGATATTATTTACAAGATTTCCTAAGATTGCTTTTTTATATAGGACTAAATCTTTTTGTTTTTCAGAATGAGATATTAGCAATCTATAGCTTTTATTTTTTCTACCATGTGGAGCTATACATCCATCTCCTAACAAAGTTCCTGCTATCATTTCTCTTTGTTCCTTAGTTAGAGGAACTTTTTTTATTATTTCGTATTTTCTTTGTTTAGGATTAATTGCTATATTATATTTTTTCAAGTGTCTAGTAACAGTTTTTCGATTGACTTGAAAAATTTCTGCAATTTCGTATGTTGTTTTTCTTTTTTCAACATACAAATCTTGTAAAATATCTTTATCCAAGATTGGGCTTTTCATTTTTTTACCTTTCCTGCTGATTATCTATATCATCTTCAAATTTTCACTTTGCTAGGTTGTAAACTATCTACGGTGATTAGTTTGTATGAGTGCAAAGTATTGAAGCTTTTAGAATTTCCAGCATATAGCCAAATTTTAGATCCGCTACCCTAAAATCAATTTAACGGATCGGTTACGAGAGCGCGACGAGCGATACCTTGGTAATCGAGATTCTTTCTAATGGGATTTGCCCAATCCCTTTGTTATCTTTATATCTCTATAAAGTTCAGACTATATCATCATCCTTTTTAGGAGTTTGGCATGTAGTCGTTGAGGAGCGTTCTAAAGAAAGTCTTAATTTATATTTCATACTAGGTATTACATACGGTTCTATTATATTTGATAATTTTACAGTATTATTTCTATCAAATGATAGAATGTACTGCTTATCTTTTCTTTCAATTATTTTACATTCTAAATCAAAACATCTTTTTAGTAAATTTTTCAATTCAACTTGTTCTGAATATGTAAAACAATTTGTATGTATTCTATGATTTGTTCCAGAGTTTAATGTTCCATCATCTAAAAACCATATTGCTAAAGAATAAGGCGTCATATACATATCTAAATTATTAGGTATAATCTTTGTACCATTCTTATAGAACATTTCATAAAAATCTATTAACCCAGCATGTTGCAACGTTTCAGTATATAATAACGTCGAGTTTTTTCTTGGATGAACCTGTTCTCTCCATAGATTAAAATATTTATCTAATTGAGATATTTTCCAATGAAAATAAAGTTCATGTTTTTTACTATGCACTAAAACTAAACGAGGAATTTTTCCACTTTTTCTAATGCATCCATCTCCTAGCATGGTGCCTACGATAAATTCTTTATTTTTTTTACTAAATGGAGATGCTTTTAATATATCAAATTTACGTCCAGAATGATATACTCTTTTAACTCCACTTGCCTGTAAAACTTTTATTATCGAAGGAGCGGGCACGTTAAAAATATCTGAAATTTCTAGAACTGAAAATTCATCATTATATAATGAAACTATATTTTTTATATCATCATTTGATAAATCTTCTGCTGATTTAGAATACCATTTAAATTGAGATTTTAAATAGTTTCTTATTTCATTTTCAGTTATATTAAATTTTTTAGATATTTCTAAAACGCTCAAACCATTATTATATAAATGCAACCAATCTTTCATTTAGAACTTTCCTGCTGATTGTCCGTATCATTTTTTGCATTTTTACTATACCCAGGGTTGGAAATTTGTCTGGTGTGACAGAATTTATTTAAGGTTAGTAGCAAAAGCTTTCGGAGTTTCCAGCATATAGCCAAATTTTAAAGCCACAGCATATATTAGTATATATCAGTTTATGGCTTGTGCAAGAGCTAATTTGCCGTTTTGATCGGAAATAGCGCGAGCAACGAGTTCGTCACGGCGTTCATCTGAGAGAGCGGGCTGACCAGCGAGAGCGAAGTTGCTGGGGAGACCGTTTTGGACAACTGAAGCATATTTTGAGAGAACTTCGAGAGCTTCTTTAACGCTTGAAGCGTTAAGTTCGCCCTTTGAATTAAACATAGTCATTATGGATCCTTATTTAAATTCTGCTTATCAAATTAATAAGCATTTCGGTTATTGTTTGAAAAATGAGGGGCAGCTGACGCCACCCCTCAAACTTGTTTATCAGTCTTCTACTTTGAAGCGGATAACTGCTTGAGTGAAGTTAACTGCTCCGGTAACGAGATCTGATGGAGTTGTTACGAATGAACCATTGGTGGTAAATTCGATGAAGCGACCTACGACTGGACCACCAACTTCGAATGAAGCTGCTGAGTTGGGGGTTAAGAGACCAGCTGAGGTTGCGTAAAGAGCTGCATTGCCAGCGAGGGTGGTGTTGGTTTTGGTTAAACCGGTTGCAGCGGTTGTATCGACTGCATCGAGTGTAACGGCATAAAGACCTGGACCGTCCCAGAGGGTAACTTTGCCAGAGGCATAAGCTGTGTGAGGACCGAGGGTTGAGCCGCTAACTTGTTGACCAGCTGTACCGCCGACAACTACGCCGAAAAGGGTACCGTAACCGGAAACGCCTTCATCAGCGAGGAAGAGTGGACGTACACCAGAAACGAGTGTTTTGGTGACTGCTGGGCGGGTTTGAACTGTATCTGAAACGTAGCCGTCATTGAGATCGGCTGCGCCTTTATCAACTGAGCTGCCTTTGGCAACATAGGTGAAAGCAACTACTTCGCCGCCTTTAAATGCTGTTACGTCTGCATCAAGTCCGTCGAATACGCCATATGGTTCATGTTTTGGATTGAGG